TGGATCTGGAGATGGTGCATCTACTTTTAACGTACCTAATTTATCTGACAACGTTGCAATTGGAAAATCAAATAACAAAGCTTTAGCATCAACTGGTGGAGCAAACACTGTAGCATCAACTGGAAACGTTGGTGGTTCAACAGCAAATGCAACTTTATCGACTCCACAACTTGCTTCTCACTCACACCCAGGTAGAGGTGGTGGTAGTGGAAGACAATCAAATTTTGGCCAAACTCCTAATTATCAACCTGGAGCTGGTAACAGTGGTACAGGTAATACAGGTTCTGGTGGTGGTCACTCTCACAATATGAGTGCAAACTTTTCTGGTGATGCGACTTCAGTTGTTCAACCTTATTTAACAGTAATTTATATTATCAAGACGTAGGAGAAATTATGGCAACAAACGCACAATGGACAGTAGTATTTGAAGACAAAGCAGTAATTAAAAATCATGCTGAAGGTGCTTCTGAAGGTGTTGGATATATTATTTCAGATGATTCTTTTTGGGCACAAGATAAGTTTTCAAACATTTGGGCTATTCAATATGGAACATCTAATCCAAGTGACACTGTAGAATACAGAGATGATACTCCTCACTCTAGCTGGGAAGATGCAAGCTTAGGTGATTTTACAGACTTTATTACTAGATGGGATTCAGCTCACTTAGCTCAATTACAATCTGATTGGGATAATGATAATGTATTCGATGATGAAGGAAATCCTGAATCTGAAGCAGATAAAATAGCTAGATTAGGTGCAAGACCTACATCATATAGCAGTTAATTTTTTATCAAATTCAAATCTATTATTTTTTTGTACAATATTAAATATTAAACTATATCTATTGGTATCTTCTTGACACGTATCAAATCCATGTAATATTTCTGGAGGAAATATATAATAGTCACCTGGTTCAGGAGATATTTTTAAATTTAATTGAGGAAGAATTAAATCACATCCTTTTGTTAAATATAAAATACCATGTAAACACGGGTGTGTGTGATAGTTTAAACTATCTTGTTTTTTTATTTCATTTCCCCAAGCTTCTTTAATAGTATTTTTTTCTAAAAAATATTCAAAAATTTCAGGGTGAGTAGTCTGATGATTATTTATTAAATAAGCTATAAAACCTTTAAAATTATCATTATCTATATAATGATCCCAACTAGTCATTCCTCCTTTTACATTAGTATAATTTTTCATAGCAGGATCTAAATTATTCTTTATATCTAATATAAAATTATGAACTACATGAGGATAAGGATAATTTCCATATATTATATTTATAGTTCTTGGATAAGTAATAGTTAAACTATTTTTAACTTCATTTAATTTATTATTTTTGGTTAATAAACTAATTGTCAAAGCATCATCCAAGAAGTTAATATATATTTCTCACCAGACAATGGTGGATTTCCTCTGTGTAAATATGGAAAAGCAGCTGGCCAGATAACTATTCTACCTGTTTTAGGTTTTACTCTTTTTGAAAAATGTAAAAACTCTGTTTCTCCACCTTCTTCTACATCATTTAAATATATTGAAAAAACAAAAGCTCTTGTTGCGTCGGTAAACCTAGCGCCATGTTCAATATGCCAAACATGATAACCTTCTGTTGGTAAAGTTTTTTGTATTTTTAAACTGGTATATTTAAGTTGTGCATGATCATAAACTTCAGATGCTCCAGTATTTTTTATGTAATGATTCCAAGCTAAGTCAAAATTAAAAATTATAGGCTTTAAATCTTCCCACCAAACATTTAAATTACCTGACCCGGCAAAGTATTGTTGATCTTGTTTTTGAAGTATAGAAGCTTTTTCTGAACCTATTCTATTAACTGTGTTGTTAAATTTATTTTCATTTTCAAATAATTGAATAGTTTTATTACATTCTTCTTTAGTAATGTAGCCATCATATACGCCAATAAAATTGGTAATATTTACTGTTTTTTCTTGTTCTTTATTCATATAATGTCAGGTAACTTACAGATATTCTCCAATAAGGTATTTTTTTTATTTCTTGTGATTTATGTAATTTATTTGAATCAAATAATACAAAATCTCCAGGTGCATATTTAAATATTTCACCTTCAATATTTAGTTCACCTCCCCAGTCTTCAGCCCATTGTGGTGTTAAAAATCCTACGATACTGTAATGTGAAGTATCTTTGTCGATATGAAATTCTGTGTAGTGATTATCATTCTGAGCATTTAATGCTATTCGTTTTATTTTTCTAGTTAATTTAAAATTGTGTTGTTCATTTAATTTTTGATTTATTCTATCATATAAACAATTAAAATATCCCATCCAATAAGGATTATTATATATTACTTCACCATCTTCTAAAAACATTACACCGGGAAAAGCTCCTCTTGGTTTTCCTGGTGCAGAGGCTCTATTAAGATTCCATATATTTTGATTAATAAGACCTTGATATAATTCAAAAGAATCTTCTAATGTTAAAACGTTTTTTATTACTTTTATCATATTTATTTAAAATATCTTTCCATGTTGCCATTCCCATAAGAATGGTGATCTTTTAACACTATTATACACATAATAATCTAAATGTAAATATTTCATAACTTCATCTTTATTTATATATTTTTCAATATCTTTATCTTTAAAGCTATGAAGAGGGGTTTTATTTTCATACTCACTTTTTCCAAAGTGCATTTTTAAGAATACATGTAAATCAGATAAATCTATATAATGACTACATTGAACATTAAATAGATATGGAATTTGTGAAGTGCTATGTTTAATATGACCCACCCAACTATTTCTCGGATGGTGCTCATTAGCGGTAAATAATGTTTTGATATCTATATCTTTAATATCAACTTTATTTAACCACAAATCCCATTTTAAACCTGATAAAAATCTTTCGTAAGGATCTCTAATTATACAAAACCTTGTTTTTTTAGAAAGATGGTGAACATATGATATATCCTTTTCTTTAAAATTATTCTTAATGCATTTAACAACACTACCATTTCCATTTTTATGGATTCTAACAAATTGAAATTTTTCTGTTTCAACTATATCAAATAATCTAAAATTCATGTGTTGTTTAATATTCTATCATATGCGTGGTCTTTGTAAGGACCATTTTGATCTACATAATGTAAAAACACTTGGGCCATTCCCGAACCTTTATATATACCTGGTCGCCAATGTTTTTGTGAAACTCCATTATATAAAATGGCATCTCCTTCATTTAATTCAAATTTTTTATCTTCAACAATAATCGGCCAATCATCATATTTTTTTATACATGCAGTCACACTTATTTCACATGCAGGTCTATCAGTGTGCTTATCTAATGTAGCTCCATAAACATAGTATCTCCAATATGTATAAGTTGGAAATAATTTTAATTTAGATTTTTTTTCTACTACAGGTAATTTAATATCTAATAAACCGGTCATTACAGCATCATGATACCAGGAAGGTGAAAACGATTGCCCATCAATTTGATAATTTTTGTTTTCATCTAATTTATTGTAGCAATATTTTTGTAGTAAAGATAATTCATCTTTTGAAAAAAATTTTTTTATTATTGTATTCATTTTATAATTTTTTCTAGTTCTTCTTTTTTTATACTAGCTCCAAAAGAGAATATTAATCTTTCTCCATCTTTTATTGGAGTAGATCCATGTTGTTCCATAGAAGCTATAACAAGCCAAAGATCATTTACTTCTACTTCATAAATTTTATTATCTATAATTATATTTCCACCAGATTTAGGTTTTTTTATCATAAGATTAGCTCTGATATGTTCACATCCTTCTTTAGCATCATCTTTATGTATATGTGTAAAGCTATCATCTTGATAGTGGTTCATTAATAAATCTCCATACAAAGGATCTTTTTCTGTAGGAAATAAATTAAATTGTTTAAAAGCTTCTTTCCATAATTCAAAATTTGAATTTTGGGGAGCAAATCTTCTTCCTGGCCCTCCCCGGTTTAATATGAATCCACTTTTAGTGTACGTTATTTTATCTGCATCTTTCCAATTTTTGATTATTCTATTAATTTTTAAATTCATTACTGTAACCAGGCTACTATACTATACCTTGTTCCTTTCGTAATGGGTTGAATGCTATGGGGATACATAAAACTACTAGGAAAGAAAACTATAGATCCTTTACCTAGTTTTAATCTTTTAATTTCTTTTTCTTTTTGATCTGTAAAAATTAAATCTCCACCTTCATAATTATTATTTAGATTAATTATAACACTTAAATGTCTAGGAGCTGTTGAAAAATGATCGGTATGTATTTCATATTTACCTCCTTTTTCATATTGTAAAAGATCTATTTGATTTATTTTGTTACTGCTCATTAAAGGAAATTTAATTTTGTAATGAATATAATTTCTTTCTATTTCGTCTTTTATATAATTCCAATAAAAAATGTCGGTGGGTTCTTTTAATTTTAAACTATAACCTTTAACATTTCTTATTTTAGTATTTAATCCTGATCTAATAGTTAACTTATCTTTAGCTTTATCTTTTATAAAAGGTATTAATTTTTTTATGAATATAGGATTAATTATATTTTTTAACTCAACAATTGCTTCTAAATGGTTCATAATTAAGATACTTTCATTCTCTATAAAACTAATATATAACACAATCATGGCCTTAAAAAAAGTAGATTTTGCACCCGGTTTTAATAAACAAAGCGTACCTTCCGCTCTTCCTGGACGATGGGTAGATGGAGATTTTGTACGTTTTAGATATACCGCACCTGAAAAAATAGGTGGTTGGGAACAACTAACCGCTGCATCTAAAACATTACCAGGAGTAGGAAGAGCGCAGTTGACTTGGTCTTCTTTAGCAGGTGAAAAATATGCAGCCATAGGAACTTCTCAAGGTTTGTTTTTATATTATGGTAATGATTTTTTTGATATTACGCCATTAGATACAGCGATTACTGGATGCACTATAACAACTGTTAATGGTTCAAATACTGTAACTATAAATAAAGGATCTCATGGTTTGGCTAAAGGAAGATATGTAACACTGTCGAGTGTAACGGTTACAGGTGCATCTGATTTTACAGCAGCAGAATTAGAAAAAGTTTATGAAATACAAACAACTCCAGATGTAGACAAGTTTACTATACTAGCTTCTAGAAATGAGGGCGGAACCGGTATGACTGCAGCAGGTGCTGCAACTGTTAATCCTTACGTTGAAGTAGGTCCTACTTTTCAAACTGCTGGTTATGGTTGGGGAACTGCCTCTTATGGAGATTCTACTTGGGGCACAGAAAGTGATACGAGTGATGTAATTTTAGATCCAGGAAATTGGAGTCTTGATAACTTTGGTCAAGTATTAGTTGCAACTATATTTAATGGTAAAACTTTTACGTGGAATGCTGGAGCATCAGGAGCTCGAGGTATTCGAGCTTCTTTAACTACATCAGGTTTTGCAACAAACAACAATCCTACAGCCAGTAGATTTACATTAGTTTCAGATCGAGACAGACACTTGTTTCATTTTGGAACTGAAACAACTATTGGTGATACAACAACACAAGACCCTATGTTTGTAAGATTTTCAAATCAAGAAGATTTAAATACTTATTTACCTACTGCTACTAATACAGCCGGTACTTTTAGATTAGATACTGGAAATAAAATTACTGCAGCTCTTCAAGGTAAAGATTATGTTTTTGTTTTAACAGATAACGCTGCGTATGTAATTCAATTTGTAGGTCCACCATTTACATTTAGTGTTAGACAAGTTGGCACAAACTGTGGATGCATAGGACAACATGCAGCTTCTTATGTTAATGGTGCTATATATTGGATGTCTAACGAAGGTGGTTTTTTTATGTACGATGGTACCGTAAAAGCCTTACCATGTTTAGTTGAAGATTTTGTATTTACTACACAAAATGGAGATTTAGGACTTAATTTTAATTCAGCAGATGTAATTTTTTCTTCACCAAATTCTTTATATACAGAAGTAAAT